ATCTTACAACTGAGCCGTCCAAACCTTCGCTCTCCGCCATAATCGCCAATTCTTCGTTCAAGGCGGCTTGGGCATTCGTAGCACGAATGACTGCCGGTGTGAAGATTTGCCCCACGGCGGCTTTTGCGTCCACCAATCTTGATTCTGCCTGTTGCAGAAGAAAAGCGTTGTCTTCAAATCTAAGGTTTAATTCGGATTGGGCAGTGTCCAATTCTTGAATCGCCATTGTTTCAAGTTGTAGTGTTCTTGCTTTACCGTTTATCAACTTGATAGCGCGAACATAGTGGTCGTTGCCAGCGATTGCTTGAGCCATTTCCATTTTCGCTTGGTCTTGTTGGTCTTTTGCGAGACGGTCTATGGCATCGGAAACATCACTGATGATGTCTTTCATTGAGCGCAACTCGCCGCTTGCTTCTTTCGTCGTGACACCGTATTTTGCTAAAATCTCGCTGTTCTTGCCGGTATCTGCCCCAAGTCGTGCGTACATCATTTTGAGCGCACGACCGGCCTTACCTTGTTCTTCACCGGCTTCAATCAGCGTCGCAGACATAGCGGCCATAAACTCAATGTCGTCACCAGCCAACTTTGCTGATGAAGCAAATTGATTCATCACAAAGGTCGCTTGAGACATCGTAGCAGAAGACCTGTTTTCAATTGTGTTCAACTGGTTGAGCAATTTGATGCTGTTTGTGCGGATAACATTCGCCTTCTCTTCAGCGGTCAGCCTGTTGAATTGTGCCTCGGTCAACTCACCGAACATGAATCCCGTCTGCTGTTGAAGCGCAATCATTTTCTTCATGGCTTCTTCCGTGGTCATACCGCCGACCATACCGAAAGCGATACCGACCTGCGTTGCGGCGGGGATAGCGGCACCACCACCCACAACCGACGACAACTGCGCCATTCTTGAACCAGCGGCAAGTGCTTGGTCTGCGGTAAATCCAAATTGAGAGCCAAGGTGTTCAATCTGCGCCGCCAGTTGTTCTGCGTCGTCCCCCGACTGGACAAACTTTTCAAACTCAATCCGGGCAAACCCAATCTCTTGGGCCAACGGCACGGTGCTGTCAACCAGCATTTGCATCTGTTCGCCAATCAGCCCAACACCTTCGGTGATACCCGACAGACCGTCAAGCACCAACCCCTGCAACACAGTGATTTTGGCCTGTGCATCGCCAATCAATCGCGTGGCTTGGAACGAACCGACGACATCAAAGAAAATACGGGATGCACCGGCTCGCAGAACGAGCATGGTGACTGTGGCAAAAAGAAGCACCACGGGCATAAGAGATAGGAAGAACGCTTCTATCAACTTGAACCCTCTCTACACTATTCGCTACGCTGGACAGGCAAGCCTAAGCCGCCTAACAAAGCCACGGTTTCATTGTCGTTTAATAATTGGCGTTGCTCCCTTCTTTGCTTCAAGCGGGATGCCATGCCTTTACCGTCAAACTTCTTTTTGGCATTGGTGCTGGCCTCGTTAATTTTGTCGCTCATGTCCATAGCCACGAGCAAGTCAATGGTCATTTGCTCTTGACCACCCTCGCAGTCATACCTGTTCCACAAATCCGAGGGCAGAACGCCCTTGTAGGCCATGCAAAGCGTCGGCGCTACTCGGAAGAATTGTCCAAAGGGGGCGCACCATCCGGGTCGTCCCCACGCACAAAGCCAAGAATCATTCGCAACTCTTCGCTGGTCAGCGAATCAATGTCAAAGTCTTTCGGCTCCACGATGGACTTTGGAATCCACTCTCGCATCTGCGACTCAAGACCCGCGCCTTCTCGCTCCAACGCATCAGCAAATTGCTTTTGTTGTTCCTCTGTCCATTCGGATGTGTCCAGTCCAAAGTGCATGTGTTCACGGAACACTTTTGCTTGGATGTTCTCAATCCTTAACTTGGTCATACCACCTGCTTGTCGGCAGGTGATTTTTGTTCCGTCGTCCAACTCAAACTCTTTCGTCAATACAGGCATTCTTTTCTCACTTCTCTTTCCTTTACGGGAATACTATACTCAGGCTATAATCGCAACAACTGTGCAAACCACGATGTTGCTGTCTTTCTTTCTGCTTGTAGACGCATTGATAATAATGTCGTCGTTTGCGATTGCGGCTCGCAAAGCCGTGGTCACAGCGGCGGCTGTTCCTTCAAAGGACAAGACCGTTAATTTGGTTTTGTCGGGAATCGCTGTGCCGCCGTTGTTTGCCAATCAAACCACCTCAATATGCGGCTGATTGAGCGTTCTTCACCGTGACATCCATCATTTTGCTGTCGTCGGGGCTGAAAAGAGCAATAAACGGCACAGTCATGGTCTGCGTATCACGGCCCGAAACATTGGCGTCGGGTGCTTCAAAGCGAATTTTGTGGAAGTTGAAGGTCACAACATCAGCGGTGGATTCGTCGCCAAACTGAACCTTCAATTCAACACCACTTCCGCTCAACTCCAAACCGTCAGCGGAAGTCAACTGCGTGTAGGTTGGTTCGCTCTCAACGGCGGTGTGAACGATTTTGTTAAACTCAATCGTTCCGGTGATTTCACGGCGTTGGAACGGAGGAAGGCGGGTGTAGGTTGCATCACCAAGACCACAGGCGTTGTCGCCATCACGGTTCATGTTGATGTCAAAGGAAATGGACTTCACGAGGTTGGAAGCGGTAGAATCACCGTTAAAGAAAACCTTTGCGTCAGCGAAGTAGAGAGGGTCAGCGGTGTTGAAGGAAGGGCTGGAAGCGCCGACGGCGGCAAGTCCGCTCTCTGCCTTGCCCATGAAAGAGGCAGACACCATAGCGTATTCGTTGATGTTTGCGCTCACAGAAAGGCTGTCCACGGCAACGCCGGTGTAGGTGTGTTCCTTCTCTTCACGACCGACAAGCACGGTGAAGGAGCGGTCCGTTCCAGCCTCGGTGAAGGTGTGGGTGTAGGTTGGGCTTGAACCAGTCACCGTGTCAGTTGGGAAAAGACCCGTCAAGACCGTTCCCAAAAAGTTGTCAGCGAGCATAGCCATGTTGATGTCGCCTTCGGAAAACTCCTTGCCCGTGTTGGACTTGGCCGTTCCGTATCGGCTCATGTCGGTTCGTTGCATCACATCGTAGGAATGCTTGATTGACTCGTCGTCAACTTCACCAAAAACATATCCCGAGCCGGGGTCAGTCCCGTAGGATGCTTCTTTGACAATTCCGACATATCGGTTGCTGAATCCGCTCATGGTAGTCACCTTTCGGTGTTTTCACTACTTTGCCGGTGTTATTTAAGCGTTTCATCGGTGTCGCATATTGAGGCGACGAGCGTAGGTCAAAGTAAGTAGATGCGTGCAAATCGTCACCTCATCGTCCATACGGGACTGCAATTCTAAATCGTATTCGTAGAGACTGTCGGTCGTTCCGTTCAAACCTGTGGTCGTGTATAACTCGTCAAAGCACTCTCCCACGATGTTCAAGCCCAAACGGTAAGCATCCTCATAGGTTGTTCCACGGGTGGTGACATAGATGAGAACATCGTACTCTTGGTCAATCCGACCGCCACCAAGAGCGGCAAAAGTCGGTGAGCCAAGGCCACGCAACAACACATGGATGAATGGTGGAATGCTACGAGAAAGCATTTCTTGTGAGATGTCGTAGCCGTATCGGATTGAGCCAGCATCAAGGTGAGTCTTGAGATGTGCCCTGCGACTGTTGCGTAGCGACTCCACGATGGACAGACCCATGCGAAGCAGGGTGTCGGTAGCCAAGTCGGAGGGGGCCAACTCAAGCGGGGAAAAAGAACCCATGTCCGTTGCATATACCGAGGCCCACTTGATGGTCCCACTGTTGTTGCCCCAAGCGATGTCGCGTGATGAGCCGGACGCACCGACAACCGATAGGAACACCGTCTGTGCATCGTCGTCCTCAATCATTTCACGCAGATACAGGCGAGCGTTGCCGGACGAATCAAGCGTAAGGCGCAAGGCCAGCGGGACTGGATTTTCTTCCGCCATCAACGGGTCAAGGTCAATGCTGGTGACTGTGGTAGCCCCCACCAATTTTACTTTTGTCCCAAAAGCCTTTACCTCCACTTTTTTCGTTCCGTTGTCAAGCGACATCAAAACTTCATCGTTGTTTGGTGCGACGGTGTATTGGAATACCGCAAAAAGCGTATAAGCGTCGGTTGTAGGCGTTACATTGTATCGGGCGTCGGTGACTACCCAAAACTTGTCCACTTCGCTTGCGCCGCTTCCTGTGGCCGAAAATGCGTTGTTGTTATCACCGCTCGGGGATGTTGGGTCTTCACCGTTGAGTCGGTGATTCCAAAATTGTTCTGTCGTCGCAATCGCCATCATTCAAACCTCTTTTTCATTTCACGCTGGACTTTACTTTCAAGCACCCGTGAAAAGACATCTTCTGCAAATCCGAGATAGTCTAAACCGGTGATACCAAAAAAATATGCTGTGCCACTTCCTTTACCTGCATACCAAGGAGTCGCACTGCCTTTGCGCCCGACCTGCCGACTGTGTTCTTGTGCCCCGGAGGAGCGCCATGAAAAATATCCAGCACTGATTCCTTCTTGGACTGCTTGACCAATGTTGAATCTGTTTCCGTTATCATCGGGACTTGTATGAACACCTACACCGATTTGTCCTCGGATGTCAGGACCACGACTTCCAAACATGGCCTCTACTGTCACATTGTCTCCGGTGATTGTCACTACTCTCTGTTCTCTTTGGTCGTACTGTAAAGAGTCAGCAACTTTTTTTGCTTGACCTGTTGTCGCAGATTGACTTCGTAAGTAGTTGTCAGTAAGTTGTTTTGCGTAAGCAAAAGCCGCTCCACTTCCTTTGAACATAGCGTCTGCGATGTCTTGTTGTGCTGTTTTCATAGCGCGATTGAAATCGCTTGCATCAACATGAATGCGAGTCATTCCGCCCGCTCTATCACGGACTTCCATATCGCTGATTTGTATGCCACGCATCAGTCCACGCTCCCCAAGTGGGCCAGCCGCTTGAGGTTCATGTAGCCCCGCTCACGCAGGTTGTTGCCTCGGATTGTTCCGTCTTTGCTGGCCGTCTGAAATACGGACTCGTCTTCAAGATAATATGCGGCGGCGATGTCAGCGCAAATCTCACGCAACACATGGGCAAACTCACCTTCTTGCACGGTGACGCCGGAAGCATGACTAAACGACACACCCGTCACTCCGGTAAGGTCGTTGGAGGATTTGCCAGTCCACTTGAAAGAGTCACCGTCAATGTTGCCGTTTCCAGCACTTGTAAATGAAGAAGAATCGGTAAGCGTGACCGTCGTAGCACCTGCGCTGATTGCGCCATTAAGAGTTGTTTCTGCGATGTGGTCGCTTGGAACATCTCGTCCGTAGTCTCGGAAGGTTTGGTCAATGTCAATCGTGGCACGACGAATGACACTGGTTAGCCGGTTCGTCGCTCGTGTGCGCTGTGCGCTGTCAAGAGCAAGACGGGAGCCAACATCGGCTGTGGTGCAATAGTAGACCATCACATCGCCCCCTGCACATCAACGCCAAGCGAAGCGAACAGGGCAACTGCGGCATACTTGAGATACTTTGCCATTGTGGATAATTCAAACACGGCTTGCTCAAGCAAGCGTACCCGCTCATCCAGCGAGTCAAGTCTCTCCTCGCTCATTCTTCTTCGCCTTCCAACTTTTCTACGGTTTCTTTGACCTTATCTACCACTTCTTCTGCGGCTTCAAGGATTTCGTCAACCGTGATTTTGCCGTCTGCTTTCATGGCTTTCCACTTACCAAGCAACCACTTGCCAGCATAGGCAAGAACGAGTAGGTCAACCAAAATTGCAGTTATGAGCATCAATGCTGTTTCAACTTCCATGTTATCAATCTCCTTTGTAAAGGACTTCTTTTGCGGCGGACAGTGGAATGACGGTGAAATGACGACTTTCGCCTATCCGATAAATCTTGTAGCCATGTGGTGTCTCTTCAATGTTCACATTGGTATAGCATCGTTCCGGCGGCTGATAAACAATTTTTCCTTTTCTCTTCATTTTTTCACCTCATGAAAATAGTCCAAAGGTTTGGAGTGCGGCAATAATCGCATTGATGGCATCAGCGTTCAACTCGGGGTCAGCGGCACCGCCTGTACCGATAGATGGAACAGGGGGGACTGATTGTTGGGATGCGGCGGTTGCTCCTAAAAATCCAATTTGACCAGCCCCACCTTCAACATTTCCAACACGCTTTAACTCAAACAATTTCTTGCTTGCGGGGACAAGTTGACCACTGATGTTGCCAAGAGCGATGTCTAACTGTCCACCATCGCGCTGTCCAATTTGAAATACGGGGTTGTCAAGTGTTGAGCCATCCGTTGGGCTTGTGTTGTCATTGAAAATTTGAATGTGTCCGTAGCGATTAAAAAGTGTTTGACCTTCGCCATGCTCAAACTTTACCGAGTAGTTGCTGTTGGAAGAATGCACATGCAGGTCAAAGTCGGGGGATGCCTCGTTGATACCCACACGGTTATTGCTCGTGTCAAGGGTGATTGGGGCTACGGACATAACGGCAC